TTTTTCTAGTTTTATTTTTAAGCCTTCAACTTCGTTGTCTATTTTGTCTAACCGTTCGTGAATTTTATTCATCTCGCTTAGAAACACTTGTTTGTTTTCTTCCATATATTTTTTCATTTCTTCATTTAGATCCATTTGTAACTCCAAAATGTTTGTATGTTGATTGAATACATTTTGCTTGATAATAACAGTCTGCTAGTGCATTGTGCATTTCTTCCTGTATTGCTTTACGTGGATCACTTGGCATCATGCTGAAGACAGTTCTACTATCTCTGATTTGCCAGAAGTTCCACGGACAAGGCTTTTTAATGTTCTTGTATAAATTTTGTAATATTGCATAGTCAAACAACGGACCTTGACACCATAGTTGGTCAACACCCACACAGAACTTGTTGAGTGCTTTTGTAAGTTGATCCATGTTGACACGATCCTTGTGTTCTCCAAATGCTTCGTCTTGAATTTTTTGTGGTTGTTTGGTCCACCATTCCATTGTATTGTCGTCTATAGTTCTGCCTAGTTGTTCTGATTGTTCTTCAATATCACAACGTAGATATAATCCATTATGAGGCTCTTCATCAGTGTAAGGATCAAACTTAATTGCTCCTACTGTGATAATAACACTATCCGGCTCAACGCCTAGTGTCTCTAAGTCTATCATTCCGTGTGTTGCCATACTATACCAACTTCATTAAGATGATTACTTGTATTATTAAAACTGCAATCGGTACAATGGTTCTTATAAGTTCCATTATATGATTGTACTCGTCCAGCTTTCTTTCAAGTCTATTTCTTTTAGCTTTCATCTGCGCCTCCAAAGTCAAAAAGGTTATTAAATGTGTTCTTTTGTAATGTACTTGCTATGTCATAGTTTAGCACACCAATCAAGTTTCCAAGTTTATTATCAATGATAGTTTCTTCCATAGCATCATTATCAAATGGAAGTTCTTTAAACCAATCAGGCAAACGTAGTTCATCTGTTGGATATGCAACACTTGTATATCCTAATGGATTTGTTTTAAGTTTACATACAATAACTTTCATACCATCAACAATCTCTTGCGAATATTTGTCACCGTTCATTCTTTTTAATGTGTTCCAGTTTATACTTGCTCGAACGTGTCCGGGCATATTTGCTTTGCCTTCACGTTGTTCCTTTCTCATGTAATCACCTATTCTGTTTGCACGTTTAGGCGATCCTTTTTCATAACCAGGACGGAGTTTGAATTCAGTTCTAAATTCACTGATACGTTCCAATATATCAGTTTCACTTTTTTCTTGCAACACCATCATTAATATTTCACTTAAAAAGTCTTGCATGAATACTGGAGTGTCTGAACGTTTAAGATCAAGACCCATAGCTTTTACTTTTCCTGGCTTGCCATCTACATCTTTACGTTCACCTTCATCATCATATATCAGTGCCGCATAACGTTTCTTTGTGATATACAATCCGGACTCTGCAACAATCTCTCTACCAGCCGCAATCACATCTGATCTGCTTTTAGGACAATGAAATGCCTCCATCATAAACTTGCCAAATGTTTTGTTTGCTTCTCCACAAACTTGATCATACAATTTAATGACACTATCCTTGGTCCAAGGAATCTGTCCTGCTTCTATTTCTTTTTTCAATATAGGGAACGCACTAAAATACACCGAGTCAGTATCACCATATATAATGCTATCACCTACGTGATCATATGTACCTGTAATAACTTTGTTTACTTCTGCCGCCATGTGTTTTGCAATAGCTCTGCCTGTAAGTGTAGTTGACTGTCCTATACGTTTATCAAAGAATCTACAACCAGGATTTAGTATTGCACCATATAAACTATTTAGGTTAATCTTCTTAACCAGCTGTCTTTTGTCCCAGAAAGCAATCTCTGTTTGATTACCTGCATCAATGGCCTTCTTCTTCATTGTTTGCAATTCTTTACGTTCTTGATACCAACGTTTTAACAAGCCCGGAATAACACCATCAAATTCATTTGTAAGTATAGTACCATTTGCAGTCAGCATCCATGGTTGATTGCTATCATATATTAATTTGTAAACTTCCGCGGCACTTAAGATTTCACTTTCACCACTTTCAAAATCAACAGTTATGTCAACATCTTTTCTTTGTTCCATAACCGCAGTATATTCTAGTGTGCCAAACTTACCTTCCCAAGCACCTGCAAATGACTTCTTTTGTAATGTCATTTGATCATCAATGAATGCCTGTGTCAAGTCTTGTCTAAGTTGTCCAACAATAGTTGCTGGATCCATGTTCAATGCTCTAATAACGGAAGGATACAGTGAATTCAAGTCCATTGATCCTATCCATTTGTGTACACCCTTTTTAGGAAATGCCACATAAGCACCTGCGGCCGCAGTATTTTCTTCATCACGTTTAGGCCTGTTTGGAACTTGTAATCCTCTGTGATGTGCTTCGTTAATGATTGCTTGTTCTGTAACTGCCACTGCACCCATTGTGGTCTGTAGCAAAACAGTATTTGCATGAGCTAGTTCATTTGATAAATCAATGAACTTTAATTTTTTATCCAGCTTGTCCAGTAATGCAACATCTTGTCTGTTGTATTCGATGAATGTTCTGAAGTCATTGTTATAAAGTTGATCGAGTGTACCTTCATACACAGTTTTCTTTTCACCGATCTCCATTTCACCAATGGCATCAAGCCTGTAAGTGTGTCTTTCTTCATATGTGTATTTACGATATAATTCTAAACTATCTAAATGCACCCTACCTATTAAGTCATAGGTTTCAGCTTTTTTACCATATTTTTCAAATTCTCTTTTCTTTGGAAGTTGTTTCCACAAACAAAAACGTCTTGTATCATCTTTGCTTAAAACTCTTTTTACCCTGTTGACACAATAAGGAATATCATAACCTTCACTGTTCCAACCACTTAACACATCAGCATCTTTGATAAGATCTAAGAATGCTTCAAGCATATCTCCTTCTTTTTCATATAGATGTGTGTTGTCAAAATCTTTCACTTGTTCTTTTGCTTGATCCATTGTAAGTGTCTTCGGAGGAAGTGCAAGTGTTATCAAACTGTCTAGCCATTGCAAGTGTACAGTGATTGCAGTAATTGGCATGAATGGATCACTTGGATCAGCAAATCCACGTTCAGGATCAAAGTCAGTCTCAATATCAAAAAATGCTACATTCAGTTTTGGAGCATCAACATTCAAATAGTTTTCACTCAAGCATTGAAATATTGGATTGACATCACTTTCAAATAAATCTTTGTTTTGATTTATTGCAAGTTCTTTTCTAAATTGTTTTGTATTTCTAGCTACGATTCTATTTAGAGGATCACCATAAATGCTTTTGTATTTTCCTCTTTGATCTTTGTAATAGAACGTATACTTTACAGGATATTCAGTAAAATTTCTTTTACCTTCTTTTCTTTCGACTACACGAATAACATCTTGATCTCTATCGAATTGTGCGTCTACGTAACTCATCTTTTCTCCTATATGTCATTTGAGGCTGACAAATACCAAATATGTCGCTTATGGCCGACTGTACCTTTATCATGACGTTGCTAACATTATACCCGCAATCCCAACTATTGTCAAGACTGCATTTGTTATTATCAACGCCGGTTCTTTCCACATAAAAGAAACTATTAACCAAATTGCTCCACCCAGTGCCAATACAGCCGGGCCTATTGGATATAAATGCGGATAACCTGCATTTATAAAAGTTCCTATTATAAGAGTGATTGTTGCTATCCATTTAAGGACTACATCAATCTTTAAAGAACTCCTTGTCATTAATTGCCTTATCATCAATCCATTTATCATAATGTTCTTTGCCTACTCGAACCGAAGTATATTTTACACCCCAATCATCTAACTGTGCCTTTGTAAATTCTTGCCAATCTTTGCCTGACTGCGAGCCTCTTGCAGTATAGTAATGTACTTCGTGACCTTCGTCAAATAGGCCGTTTAAACGCAATATGCGGTCTTTATACGGCCGACTTTCCTCATAGTTACTGTTTACAGTATAACATATTGTTCCGTCAATGTCAACTATATATTTCAAAGAAAAAGTCTCCAAAGTGCTATTGTATTCATTGCAGTAAACCAGGCAGTCAACACCATTACCCATGCTGACCCTCTGTAGTATGCACCAAAGAATCCAGTGGTACTTCCAATCCAATAAAATGGAATGAATATGTCTGGTCTTGGAGCAAGAACTGTGTAGGTTAATATCGCACTTCCGATTATAACAGTGATCGCACTTACCATTTCTAAATAGAAAGCAAGTGGATGACTCCTATAACTTTGTCGAAAAAACTCTACAAAACCCACTACTTGTCCTTGCCAACTGTAACTACCAATGTTTCCAAATCATCAAAAGCATCTGCTACTTTTGACCAATCGCCTTTGTGTGCAATTTTGATTGCCTTGTTAATCAAAGCAGGTTTTACATTCAATTCTTCTGCTACTGCTTTTACAGTATCTTTTAAACCTGTTTGTAAGTCCTCAACTTCTTGTAATACTTGTGAACCTTCGTTTACTAGTCTTTCAAGTTTTTGTTTTTCGTCTGGACCGTATGTTCTATCACTCATATGATGATTCTCCTTTTGATTGTATATTATACACTCGTTGCCTGTGGTCTGTCAATACTTAAATTTCCAGCAATGATAAATCTTTCTTTTTCACTTTCTTCTGGTGGCACACTATGAGTAACCCAACCAGGAAACACAACCATTAGTCCTGTGTTTGGATATATGGCATTGCCACTTGTTGGAAATACCAATGGAGCATTTTTTGGATCTGCTTGTACATAGTAAACAAAACTCCAAACGGCAGGATGATGTGCGTGTGGATTACAACTTTCACCTTTTTTGTAAACTGCTCCCCAACAATCTGTTGCAAAGAAAGTTCCTTGCGGTACACTTACTAAACCACCTTTAGTAACATCAATAGCAAAATCAATTATCTTTTTGAAATCCACATCATTAAACATTGTCCATTTTGTCATGTCTGCCTGGACGTTTGTTTTACGATATTGTTGATCGCCTTGTGCTTTTATTTTTTCAATTAGAATTGGTTTGATATCTTCTGCTTCTGGATAAAGCATGGTAAAGATATCTGCCTTTTCTTTGAATTCTAAAGTCTGTAAGTTAGGTACTAACATACAGTTATTTAATCTTAATCAGAATTGGATTCTTCTTCTTTGGTTTTGTATGACCATTCGTCAGTGTGTCCTACTGACCATTTTGGTGTGTTTTCTACTGTGTAATTTTGTGTGCATACTTTGAAGTCAGGTATTTTCTTTTCTGGATGTACCAAACTTTGATCTGTAAAAATTACCCTGTTGTTTGGTTGAGCGGCAAATTGTCCATTGTCCAATTTAATAACATTGAAGGATTTGTGTTCTGGATCATGTTCTGAAAAATTTGTGTCTAGTGTGCTGTTGTCTCTATGGCATGAATCTAAGGTAAACAAGTAATTGCCTTTGTGCATCTTCTTGTCTTTGCCAAAGAATTCGCAATCAGCTAACATCGGCTTTTTAATTATTGTGATATCATAATCAAAACAATCCCATATTTGGAGTGTGTCTAATGGAAGTTGATCTTCTTCTTTGTAATCTTCTTTCCAAACAAATGCACTAATAGGTAGCTTGTCAAACAAAGCACCGTAGTCTGTAAGCAAAGTTTCGAAATATAATGCTTTTCCTTGGATTGCTCTTACACTAATCCAATATCCTGGAGTCAATTCTCCATGACCTTTTTGATGATCATACAGATATTCTTTTTTTACAAATACTTCTACAGGTGGTAGGTTATGAACTAAAAAGGCCATATGACTCCTTGTTTAATTTTTTAGTATTTATGCTTGAGAATTATTTAGGAGCAATAAATGCCGCGTTTTTACCTTGAGCTTTTAGAAACTTTTTCCAACCTTCTGCGGCAGTAAGTTGTTTTCCTGATTGTGAATTCCATGTTATTCCGTCCCATACGTACACTTCACCACCTTCTGTAAATCCACTGCCTTTGTCTAGTTGATCTGGTTTTGTTACGGAAGGCTGTCTTGTAGGCTTTGGTGCTGATTTACTTACAGGTTTGTCTTTGGTAGTAGGTT